GTCATCACCCTCGACTACATCCAAGCCGAGATTCAGCGTCTAGAGGCTACGCTCGGAGAGATAGATGACAACGATTCTCCAGCAACGACTAGCGGAACTGAAACGGCTTGAGGCTCTAGAACTCAAGGCTCGGGCAGTCAAAGCCGAGCAAGCCAAAGCCGAGGCCGTTCACACCCGATACCGCAGCTCAGCGAGACCTCAGCAACTCCCTCCCGAGGGCAACTGGCGCATCTGGCTCATCCTCTCAGGCCGAGGCTGGGGTAAGACCTTCACCGGCGCAGGCTGGCTACTGGAGAAAGCCCTGAGCGAGCCAGGTATCGAGTGTGCAGTCGTCGCCCCGACCTTCACCGACGTTCGCCGCACCTGTGTCGAGGGCCCCTCCGGTCTCATCAAGAGCCTCCCAGCCGGAACCCTTGAGCAATACAACCGAAGCAACGGGCAGATAACCCTGACCAACGGCTCGAAGATTCACATGGTCTCGGCAGACGAACCCGACCGTGCTCGTGGCCTCAACCTCTCCTACGCATGGCTCGACGAGTTCGCCGCATGGAGGTACGAGGAGACATGGACGGCAGGCCTCGCTCCGGCGCTTCGTATCGGCAACCCTCAGACCATCATCACCACGACCCCTCGCCCGACCAAACTCATCCGAGAGTTCATGGGGCGCACGGACGGCTCCGTCGTCGTCACTCGTGGATCAACGTTCGACAACGCCGACAACCTCTCACCAGCCGCCCTCGCTGAACTGCGCTCACGCTATGACGGCACACGTCTCGGTCGCCAAGAGCTCTACGGCGAAGTGCTCACGGACACACCTGGCGCACTCTGGACGCTCGGCATGATTGAAGACCACCGGCTCCAAGTGGTACCGGAACTGGTACGAGTCGTGGTCGCCATCGACCCAGCCGTGACCTCCGGCGAGCACTCAGACGAAACCGGCATCGTCGTCGTCGGCAAAGGCGCAGACGGTAGGGGATACGTCCTTAGCGACCGTTCGTGCCGTGACACGCCCTCTGGGTGGGCTCACAGGGCAGTCCAAGCCTTCCACGACTTCAACGCTGACCGCATCGTCGCCGAGAAGAACCAAGGCGGCGACATGGTGGAGATGACCATTCGCTCCGTTCTCCCGACTGCACCGTTCAAAGGCATCACGGCGAAGCAGGGCAAGCGCCTCCGAGCCGAGCCAGTCGCCGCACTCTACGAGCAGGGGCGCATCAGCCACGTCGGAGCCTTCGACGAGCTCGAAGACCAGATGACCACATGGCTCCCCGATTCCGGCCTCTCACCTGACCGCCTCGACGCTCTGGTGCACGGCCTCACCGAACTCGGGCTGGCTGGTGGCACGTCAGCCGACAGATTCTTCCTCGAACTGGCCCCTCCCTGCTCTGTGTGTGGGATGCCAGTGGCGAGAGACGCTAGTTCCTGCCCCTCCTGTGGGGCGCACAATAACGACTACGACCTCGTACAGGTCTACCCACGATAAGGACGAGATGGCACTTCGAGACCGATTCAGCCGGAAGGCACGAGACCTGAAACTGGCTGAGACCGTCGCCGAGGCTGTAAAGGCTGGGCTCTCGGGCTCGCCTCTCGGAACCACCAACTACAACCGAGCCACGCCTGCTGAGCCCTACTCCACCATCGGGGGGCAGGGCATTGTCACCGGCATCGGTCAGGCGATTCCTATGGATCGCCCTGGTGTCGGTCCTCAGGGTGGCTTCGGTGCGATGCTCGGACCTGCTGCACCTCTGCTCCCTGCGCCCATCGACGTAGTGCTCGACGACTCAGGCCGTGCGCTCCCTCGCAAGTACGAGTTTCAGGTAGCGACGAACCTCAACCTGACCCAGCAAGAGGTCCCCTACGGTGTCCTCAAGTCCCTCGCTGAGCAGTGTGACGTAATCCACCGAGCCATCGAGATTCGAGTGGGCGACCTCGTGAAGCAGGACTGGTCATTCGACCTCTCCGAGAACTGCATCGCAACCATCATGCAGGAGGAGAACTGCTCGCACGCTAAGGCCTCACGCATCGGGCGAGAGAAGTACGGCGAGGAAATCAACCGCCTCCAGTCATTCTTCAAGAACCCCTACGTCCAGTCTGAGCGCTCATGGAGCGAGTGGCTGACCGAGGCCCTGTGGCAAGTGTTCGTCTATGACCAACTCTGCATCTACCCTCGCTACAACCTCGGGGGAGCCATCATCGGCTTCGACATCATCGACGCTCCGACCATCAAGATTCTGCTCGACAACCGAGGCGACACTCCCCACCCACCACTTCCTGCCTACCAGCAGGTGCTCTGGGGCTTCCCTCGTGGCGAGTTCGTGGCCTCTCCCGACTCAGACGGTGACTTCTACAACTCACCAGGCAAGTACGGCGAGTTCAAGACCGACCAGATGAGCGTGTTCATCAAGAACCGTCGCACTTGGTCGCCCTACGGCTTCAGTCCAGTCGAGGAAGCAATCCCCTCGGCGACGCTCTACCTCGACCGTCAGGCATGGATGAGGGCTGAGTACCAGTTCGGCTCAATGCCGACGACGTTCATGAAGACGACCAGCCAAGAGCTCAGCCTCGAGAAGTTGTCGGGCTACGAGCGAGTGCTGAACGAGCGCCTCACCGGATCTACGGCAGAGCGCCACCGCATCAAGGTCCTCCCTGACGGCTTCGACCCAATCGCCATGCCAACGATGGACGAACGCTTCAAGAGCGACTACGACGAGTTCATCATCAAGCGCATCGCCTCCATCTTCGGCGTGGCTCCCTCGGCTCTCGGAGTCGTGGCCCGTGCCGGTCTCGGTGGGGGCAAGGGTCAGATGGAAGGCGAAGCACAGTCCTCCGAGACGGTCTCGACCCGTCCGATGGAGAACTACATCACCGACATCATCAACAGCCTGTGCCGTCGCTACCTCGACGCAGACCTCAACGTCACCTTCGTCATGCAAGACCGAGCAGGCGCACTCGCCGCGAAGGAGCAGGCGCAGGCGAACCAAATCAGCCTGTTCTCGGGGCAGAAGACCCTCAACGACATTCAGGGCGAACTCGGTCAGGCGCTCTACGACATGCCAGAAGCCGACGAGCCGTTCATCGTCGCAGGCAACGCCATCCAGTTCCTCAAGGGACTGCTCGACGTATCGGGCGGCGGCGAGACCATCGGACAGAAAGAGACCCCCAGTGAGCAGTCGTCATCGAGCCCACAAAGCGCAGAAGACGAAGGCGCTCAAGACACGGGTAAAGAAGTCGAGCGTCCGAGCAGCACGCCGGAAACTGACCTAAAGGCGCAGGAGGCTAAAGCCTTCGTCAAGTTCGCCGCTAAGCCTCGCTCCCGAGCCTTCGAGTTCAAGCACCACACGCCGGAAGAGGCCGAAGTCTTGAAAGCGCAGATAAGCGATACCCCAAAAGGACGTTCTCTTACTAAGAAGTCCTACCCGAACCTAGAGCCCATCCGCTCGGCAGTCGCCAAGCACAAAAAGGCTCTAGAGGCGGCGCTGGCGGCATCGGTCATCGGGCTGCCGGAGTTCCTCGACCAGGTGCTCCGCAACGTTCCCGAGTCAGCCAGTCCCGACCTCATCGCAGGCGTGGCACAAGGCGCACTCGGCAACCTGCGCACGAACCCAGAACCGCTTCAGACGGCCCTGCAAGCCCTCTACGAGACCGCAGTTCGTCAGGGTGGGGAATACGCTGGCTCATTCGTGGCAGGGCAAGGAACGGCTCGGCTCTACGCCAACGTCGGCAACCTCGTCAAAGACATCAACCAGACAACCCTGAACCGCATCCGAGAGGAAGTCATTCAGGGCGTGTCCTCGGGGCAGTCAGCGACGGACATCGCAGCTCGTCTGAAGGGCGTAGTGCAGGGGCTCCCCTCGGGGCAACTCGCCAACGCCGTCACTCGGGCTGACGTGATCGCCGCAACCGAAGCCAACCGAGCCTTCAACATCGCCGCCGTCGATGCCTACCAAGCAGGCGGCGCTACTGGCTGGAACTGGGAAACCGAGCCGGATGCCTGCGAAGAGTGTCTGGCGCAAGAAGACCAGAACCCTCACTCGTTCGACGAATCAGCCGACCTACCAGCCCATCCGAACTGCATGTGCTACTCAACACGAGAAGACTAAAGGAAACTATGACTGACAACATCAAGAGCGTCTACTTCGGTGGCCTGACTGCCAAGCGTGGCGAGGATGGCTTCATGTACGTCAAGGGCATCGCCACTGACGACACCCTCGACCTCGACCAGCAAATCTGCGACCCTGAATGGCTCAAGAGCGCCATGCCAGCGTGGATGGGAATAGGCAACATCCGAGAAATGCACCAGAGCAAGGCAGTCGGCAAGGCTACCGAGATGGAGCAGTCCGGCTCAGGCTTCGTGGTCACTGCGAAGGTAGTGGACGAGCAGGCCGCCAAGATGGTCTCAGAGGGTGTCTACACCGGCTTCTCGGTCGGCATCAAGGGCGCTCGAGTTGTCAAGGACAACGCCGCACCAGGTGGACGCATCATCGACGGCACGATCGTCGAGGTCTCACTCGTAGACCGTCCGGCTAACCCCTCCGCAGTAATTGAAATCGCCAAGTCCATCAAGGGCGAACTAGTGAAAGGGGCCGCCGTGTCCGAAATCAACAAGGCCGAGTCCCCTGCGATGAACGCCGAAGCCATCATGACCGAAGAGCCTGGTGTCACTACCGACGTTCTGAACCACGACACTCCTCAGCCCTGCCAGTCATGCGCCGGCACCGGCAAGAAGTCCAACGTCATGGGCAACACCCAAGAGACGGACTGCGAAGTCTGCGCAGGCACGGGCCACCAGCCCGACGACCGCCTCGAGAACATGGAGCAGCACACGCAGGCGAACCCTCAGGGCCACGACAACCGTGACATGAAGGACGCTGAGCCCGACACCGAAGCAGTCGCCCCCTCACGCCTCAAGACCCTCGCAGGCGAGATTGAGAAGATGCAGCACGACCTCAGCGACCTGAACGCCGTGCGCACCTCGCTCATCAACCTCATGAAGGCTGAGCTCGACGAGATGGCAGCAGGCAACGAGAACAACACCGACGACATCGCCGAACTGCTTCACTCCCTCTGCCAGTTCCTCTGCTGGTGGAATGACGAGTCAGGCGAGAACGAAACACCTCCCCCATTCACCGGCGAAGATGCCGACAACGATGAAGAAATGAGCTACGACATGGCCTACATGGCACTCGGCGTATCAGCCGACCTACTAAAGAACGCAAGCGCAGAATCAGCGACTCCTGAACTCAAGGACGAACTGCGCACCGAGATCGTCAAGGCGCTGGGCCTTGAAGAAGTCATGACGGCGAAGGCTGAATTGAGCGAAGCGAAAGAAGAGATTGCTCTCTTGAAGGCTGCGCTCGACGAAGTGAAGTCAATGGCTGCACCTGGCGGGCCTGCACTCCGTGCAACCCGT